TTAACCAGCGCATCAGGATTTGCAATCCATACGGCGCGCTGCTGCGAGCCGGAGAGCAGGCGGGCGTACATCTTCATGATGTTTAACGCAAGCAACGTGCCGGCGGCTTGTGAGACTTCCTTGCTGACCGAGAGCGTAGAGGCTGCATTCAGAATGCCCAGCGGCATGCCGGCGCCAGTGCCGTTCAGGATGGCATCATTCATTTTCCAGCGGATAGCTTCAGAAAAGCGCCAGATCAGCCAGTCGGCCAGGGCGGGGGCGTCCTGGTCCAATTCATCGGTGACAGGAACCAGCGCTTTCAGCCGGTGCAGGTTGAACCCGTTCTGCTTGATTTCGGGCTTTTGCTGAGCCAGCACGACGCCTTCACCTTCCCAGGCAGTGCGGATGCCGGCGGTGCCCCATACGGGCGCCTCATCGGCAGGGATTTGAATCCGATTCGAGTTGACTTCGATCTGGTGGCAGTACGCGATCAGCGATTCTTCACCATCGAGGGTTGCAAAAATCTGCTCGGCAAAATCAGCCGGGACTGCAAAGCCACCCTCACTGCCAACGGCTTCATTGGCGAAGGTGGCGGCAGCTTGCAGGCGGTTATCCATGCGTCCGGATGCGGCTGCGCGGACACTGCGGGCGAAGTCGCCCAGGTCGTTAAATTTGTTCATGTGAGGTTTCCTTTTACGGCGTTGAAAATTCGATTAACCCAGTCGCTGGCGGGTGCGGGTGCGGGTGCCAGAAACTTCAGGTCGGGGGAGAGTTGCAAAGGCTTTAGCGCGGCGATTACGGGTTTCCAGATGTCGCGCATGGGTTGCTCCAAACCATCTGGTATGACTTCCAGAAGCAGGGCTTCCAGCTTATGTCGGGCTTCGACAAGGGCCTCATCTGCGGCGTCGCAAGTGGCGCCGTTGCTGGTCGGCACGAGCCGCACGCCGGCGAAGCCGATAACCTTTTCGTTCCCCGTCCCAAATCTGGCGCGGACTCGCCCACGCATTTCCTCGATGTGTTTGATAGCCTGGTGGATGCGCGGGTCAGCGAGTTGCCGGATGCGGTTCTCTGCCTTGGTGCGTTGCCAGTCCAAATTGAACTGCAACTCGTTCAGCGGCCCGGCAATTTTTCGGATGGCGATGTTCGCGGCTTCAATCTCGCGGTCAAGTTCCTGGCGGCGGGTGACTGCGGCGAGCAGTTCGGCAGCCATCGGCGGCAGTTCTTCGGATTCGCGTCGATTGATTTCCGCCAGCTTGAGCAGTTCGGCGGCGCGATCTTCGGCACGCTGTTCGCCGGCCTTCGCGCGCAATTCATCGATCAGGCCGGATTCAAGCAGCAGGGCGGCGGATTCGGTGGTGGTGGTCATGGCCTCTCGATCAACGTTGGATTGAGGTCATGCTCCCAGAATCACACTGTCAAGTTTTACTCTGCGTGACAGTGGAGAAGATCATAAAGCCGGCGCCGGGATGTCAGCGGTTTAGCGCCTGTTGCAAAGGCATCGCGCAGGGCGGTTTGCAGGGGGGTGAGCGTGTCTTGCATGCCTTGCTGGATGCGCGGCCATGTAACGCTTTCAAAGCGGTTGACGGCCTTCGCCAGCAGTTCGGCAAGCTCCCATGCCGGCATATTGCGGCCTGCGTCGAGGATGCCAGCGGCACGCAACAAGGCGCGGTTTCGGGTGGCAATCTTGTTTGATGCTGTCAGCCGCAAGCAAACATCCAGCGGCGCATCGCCGCGCAGGTATCGCTTCAAGCCTTGGGATAGCCAAGCCAGCGCTTCGGGGTCAAGCGTGCCGCCATCGGCCAGGCGTTCGGCGATGAACAGCGGCTCATTCATCCCTTGTCCCTCGCCTTGATATGCCTCGGGCGATGCCGCGCGGCAGGGCCGGCGCGATTGCCGGCGCGATTGCGGAAGAAACTTGCTGCGCTGAATCGGGTTGCTGTTCAGAAACATCAGGTTCAGTCGTAACGGGCGCCGGATCAGCTACCCGAAAAAGATCGGTTTGGGTCAACTTGGCGCGGCGCTGATTCCACCAGACCTCGTTCATCACATGCAGCTTCAGGCTGCGCGCGGCGTGCAGGGCGTACACCTCGCAGTCCAGGGCTTCATTCCGGCGGCCGGCTTTCTGCTGCCAGACCAGCTTGCCGGCAGAGCGGCGGCTCGGGGCTTTCACTTCTGCGGTGATTTGCTCGTAGTAGTCCGGGCGCACATCGGAATAGAAGTGAATCCGGCCAGGTCCCCGTCCGGCAAGGCGGATGCGGCCGGCGCCTTCGCGGCCGCCAAGGATCAAATCCTTCGCCTTGCTGGTACCGACCGACCAGACTTTCAGGCCGTATTTGCTGGCCTTGGTCGGGGTGCGGTGGTCCATCGTCTTTGCGGTCGGTACCGAGAAGATTTCGCGCTGGCCGCCGACTTCCGAAGAACCCTTGATAGGCATCACAAAATGCTTGCCTTGGCGGTGCTTGTGGCGAACCCAGTGATAAACGTTCTCGCTGGTGTTGCCGTCGCCTGAGTCTATGGATAACGCCATCGTCCATAACTGGCCGCCTGACTCGTGCCGGAACGGCCCGAACACCACCTTGTCCAGCTCCTGCCAGATCGGGTCTGAACGATCCGTAATCTGGCCGTAAATCTCGCCCCAATACAGCAACCATGATTCCTCGCCAGGCCCCCAGGCGCGAATGATGATGGCGAAGCGGTCATGCTGCGTATCGACCCCGACCGTCACCACCAGCGCATCCATGGGCGCCTCAAGCTCGGCGTAGTCTTCGGCCCGGGCCTTCAGCGTTTCTTCATCCACCGCGCCCTTGGCGAACTCGTAGGGCAGGCCAAGGCAGGAATTGACGAACACGATCATGTCGGCGTCATCGCCCTGGTCGGCTTTGTGCTTCGCTTCAAGGTAGCGTTCGACCAGACGTTGCATGCGCGATTCATGCCAGGGCGCATACAGCTCGCTCAAGTGGCCAAAGCCGGCAACGCCACGAAATGGCGCGGTGGCTTGCCAGGTCAGGCGGCGAACGTTGGCGGTTTTCTGGGCATCATTCCAATGCGCGCCGCAACTCGGGCAGACATAGCGCGCGGTCTCCGGCATGGCGTTGCCATAGACTTCATGCCGATGTTCTTCGCTGCGGTCCCATTGCACGTTGTCCCAGGCCAGCACATGCGATTCGCCGCATGCGTGGCATGGCACGAAAAACTTTCGCTGGTCGCTGGCGCGGTAGGCGTCTTCGATGGCGCTCACATCCTTGATGGATGGCGTGCCGCCGAAGATGATCTTGCGGCGCGCGTACGTCTTTGTTCTTTCTTCGATCAACTTGATTGCATCGCCCTGGCCGCGCACGTTGGCGCTGGCGTCGTCTGGCTCCTCAACGATAACCAACGGCGCCGGGGTCGACTTCAGTTTGCTGATCGAGTTCGACCAAGCGAGCTTGAGGAAGCCGCCCGGGAAGTTCTTGAACAGTCCGCGATTGCCCGACTTGCGGGACATGCTGGTGTCCACCTTGGCGCGAAGCCGGGGCGTGGCCTCGATCATCGGGATGAACTTCTCCTGCATGTAGTCCTTCGCCGCTTCCATGGTCGGGTGCATCATCAGCATCGGGCACGGGTCCAGATCCATGCGCTTGCCGACATAGTTGTTGATGACGCCATCGGTCCAGGCCACTTGCGCGGCTTTCATCAGCACCACTTTATGGATGGATGGATCATCGAGAGCGTCATGAATGGCCGCCACCCATGGCGTCAAACTGGCGTTATATTTGCCTGGCCGCGCTGATCCCTTGGCGCTCAGATAGCGGAAGCTGTTCGCCCATTCCGTGGTCGACATGCGCACAGGCGGCGCCCAATGCCGCCAGGCCCGGGCAACCATCGCGGCGGCGGTGGTCTTGGTATTAAGCCAGGCCGGAATGATCGGCGCTCTGGCGGTCTGCGCGCGAAGTGGGGCGTTCATTCTTCCGAATCCATTTCATCAACGGCGCCGGCATCTTCCAGATCGGCGGCGGCGGATTCAGCGGGAACGGGTGGCCGGTCGGAAAGCTTGGCAAGCGCCTGGTGGAAATGGTCTTCCAACAGCGCAACATCAACGGCGATGCCGAACAAGGCATCCAGCTCGCTCTTGAGCCGGTACACGCCTTCCAGTAATTCCGACTTCGCCGCCAGGATCGCGGAAGCCCACAGCGGCTCGATCTCTTCCACCGCCACCAGCAAGCCCGCCTCTTTCGCCAGTTGCAGTTCGATGCGGTCGCCCTCAAGCCGGTCTTTCCTTTCCTTGGCGGACTCGATCTGGTATCCGGATACCGCGCGTTGCAATCGCCATTCGATGGTGGCGGCGGTGTCGTATTGGTTCTGATAACCGCGGCCAATTCCGCCGACAGAAATAGTCGGCATGCCGCCATTCGCCCACTCGGTCAGCGTTCGCTCGGAAACGCCGTGGATGTCGGCGAGTTGCTGCTTGTTTGCGATCATGCAAACCCCCCAAGGCATGGATTATTGATAAATTCAATCATAATAAGGAAGTCCATAGAGCGAACAAATCTATGCAAGACTCGCGCCGCTTCGTACCCGCATGGGGAATGTCCAGGAAGGACCCAGACGTGTTTACCGGGCGGCGACTGCGGGGGATGCGGGGGATGGCGGGGGATGTTTCAAGCCATATATTTAAACTGTCACTGTCTCTGCCATTTTTCCGCGTAGTAGTAAAAGATACCCCGCAATCCCCCGCATCCCCCGCAAAGCTCATCATGCGATTACCCTCCACCGGGCAACGCCATTGCGATCAATCTCCACCTGTTCCAGCCGCGCCCCGTCGACAATCCTGTCTCGATGCGCGCGCAGCCAGTAGCCAGCGCGGCCGCTGTTCACCTTCTCGCGGCAGATCAGTTGCAGGGCTGCATACAGTTCAGGCCGGTCGTGTTCTCCGTTCAAGGCGCTGCCGTAGGCCATGCCATCACGCACCAGTTCGGACACACTGACGGGCTTGTCTGCATACACCTCGCGCCAGGCTGCAAACAGCAGGCGCATGGCTTCGATGTCGGGGTCCTGGCTGCGCAGGCTGTCGCTTGAGTTCAGCGGATCAGCCAGGCCCAGCCAGCACAGCGGCCGGCGAACCATCCTGTCCCATTCCTCAAAGCTGCCGAAAGGCGCGATCCCTTCCACGGTGGGGGTGTGGGCTGCGATGTAGGCTTTGATGATGGTCAGGGCGGCGGTGATGATGCGGCCGCGTTCGCGGAAAACCTTGTCGATATGACTCTCGGAGAACTGGCGCAACTCGGGCCGCTCCACCTTGGCGTCGAGTCGGATCAGAACAACCCGCCGTTTCAGATCGCCGATGATGGCCAGGTTATTGCCGGTCGCCACGATCAGCGCATGGGTCGGCACGCTCACCATGCCGGAGCTTCCAAGCGGCCGCATGCGGATGCTTGGCTGGGTGGTCACCTGGCAAAGCAGATCGCCACCCAGCGGTCGGTCGATGTTGTCGAGAAGTATCGCGGCGTCACCCGCCAACAGCACGCCACCCAGGCGCTTTTCCGCCTCGCTGTCATCATGCCCAAGCGCCAGCACACTGGACCGGCGCCCGGTGGCGACGATGGCGAAGGTTTCCGCCAGCATGGTCTTGCCGGTGCCGGCGGTGGGCGCGGTCACTGCGAACAGCGGCGCGGACGGAATCACGCGACGGACCAGGGCGGTCAGGATGCCGGCGATAGCGGCGGTGATGTCGCTCTCGCTCACCAGGTCGAACGTATCGAACACGCTCACCAGGTATTCGGCGGCATATTTGGCGTCATCAAAGGACGGATTTTCAGGGGGTGAAACGTAGCCTTCGATCATGAGATTGCCAGGATCAAACCTGTCTCCGTGTCATAGCCTGGCTGCTCAACAACGCGGCCGGCCGGGGTGATGGTAGGGGCTTCGATGAAGCCGTTCAGATAGTCCAGTGCATCCCATTGGCCGCGCGCCAGGATGGTTTCGGCAACGCGGCGCGGGCAGTCGCAAGGAACCCAGTCTTTTGCGCGGCCGTCGTATTTCTCATGGATGGCAACGCGGCCGGCGATTTCTGCCAGGTGGGTCGAGTCCACGCCGTGCAGGGTCAAAGCGCCCTTGGGGCGGGTCACGCTGCTGTTCTTGGCTTCGCGGGCGGGATAAACACGGACCAGGCCGGAAGCACTCGCAAACACGCCGGCATCTGAAATGACCAGAGCGTTCAGCACTACATCAGCGATTTCCGGCAAGCGGCCGGCAAGGTGCCGAATGACGCGCCGGCCTTCGCTGTCGAAGCTCAAGACCTCGGAAGCGGCAACAGGGCCGGCGGCGCGTTCCAGCACTTCACGCGCGGCCTTTTGTGCCGGGTTTTCCTTGACCAGCTCAAGCGGCATGTCGTAACGCTCCCTGTTCAAAGCGAACCCAGGCTTGCATCAAATCCACGCCACGGTCGAGCGCATCGAGATTGACGGCCTCCACCCAGTGCGCACCAGCAGCAAGCAGCCGTTCAACAGCTTCAGCGGCGCGCGCCGATTCGGTTTCGGTGTGTGTCATGAACACATTCAGGCCGGCAAAGCACGCCAGGTCGAGTTCAGCAATCGGTGTGTCTGGCGGGAATACGGTTCGATGCAGGCCGGCGGTCGCGCGGTTTTCCCAGCCCAGGACAACAGCGACGTGTCCGAAGCCAAGCCGGCGCGGCGCCAGACCACGGCGGCGAGCTGCAGCCAGTTCTGCAGCGTAGGCCGGAAGGCGGCCGCGGGTCATAAAACGCCTTCAGCGCGTAAGCGTTTTTTCAAATTGCGGCGAGCAAGCCGGCGTGTGGCACGATTGCCATGCAACGCAGCTGATAGCAAATCACCGGGATGGAAGCTTGTTGCAATAGAGCTTGCCCCATTGGGGCGGTTTGTATTGACGCCAGGCTTCAGCACGCGCGGGTTTTTGGATACGCGGGGTCCACTCATACGCCCCCCCGTTTGCTGGCACGGATGGCTTTTCTTGTGCGGCGGGCATCGCCTTTTCGGTTGCGGTGCTTAGCCATGATCAAAGCTCTGAATTACGACTTGACCATCCGTATCAAGGTAAACGGCCTGATTGAACTCAACCATGGCGAGGTTCTCCCCGCGTGTTTTGACTCGATAAAACTCAAGCCCCCCGAAGGACAAATCAAAATCATCTTCATAGACGCTTAGACATTGGCGCAGCCAGCCCACCTTGATGGTTGGTACTGTATGGCGTTGATCCCCTTCATCCGTGGTATCAGGCTTCAAGCCCGACATGCGGTCGGTTTCTTGGATCAGCACTTGAATGCGCTCGATTAAGTCTTCCAGAAGCCAGGCCGTGTTTATCACAACGTCATCGGCCAGGGCGCAACGGTCAGACGGTTCGACTTGGAGCAGCTTAACGATGGCGCCGGCTTGGATCAGAAGGCGTTCGATTTCGTCCGAAGCTTCGAGTTGAGATGGGGTTCTCATGCTGCGGTCTCCCGTTCGGTTGAAACCACAACTTCGATCACCTGTTCGATCAGGTCTTGCACCAGCCAGGCGGCGTTTCCAAGTTCATTGCTGACTAGTTCAGCATCTTGGATTTTCACGGCGCCCATCAGGAAGACTACGGCGCCGGCTTGGTTGAGTAGTTTTTCAACTTCATGGCGTTGATCGCTGGTCATGACTGTGACTCCCCGGCCAGGCGGCGGAGTTCTTCAGCGCGGAGGTAGCTGGTTCTCGGTCCGCCATTGTGGATTGTCAGGCGCCCGGCCTTGGCCCAGGCGTACAACGTGCAGCGGGCAATGCGGAGATATGCGGCGGCCTCGGCAGGTCTTACCGGGCCAGTCTTTGGGATATCAACATAGGGCTTTGTAGCGGTGGATTTCATTTCGACTTTCCTTTTTTGTTGGCGTCGAAATGAGTTTGATACCTCGGGTTACTGTTAAACACGACACACTGTCGGACAGTGTGTCATTGACAGCACGGAATTTAAGGGATAGGGAAAAGCCTTGATTTTTTATCCAGGAAGATATTTTTTTCGGTGCAATGCCGCTTAAATTCATCCCAGCCGATTTGGTATGCCTGTTCGATAATCATCACAGCGTCATGGTGCGAGTGTGGCTCGAATATTTGGCCTTCAAACATGGCGTCCTTCTTCCCCTCGCGCAGTGCAAAGTAATGCCTCGCCATCCGCGCATAATCCTTAGCGGGGCGGTTTTTCCATCTCCTGCTTCCGCCTTTTCCTGACTCATTCCCAATCATTCCCCACTTCTCAAGAACAACGCTGTATTTTTTGCTAGTCGGCACATCAGTTTTCATGAAAGCGCGGGCTTCAAACCATCGTTTTAGCCAAGCGCGGTTTATCTTCTCTGCGTCAGCTTTTTGGGCTTCCAACACAGGCGCGCGGATTGCATCGGCCACAAGCTGAATCAGCACAGGCGCCGGAAGGGTGACAGGTGCATCTGAAATATCCGCCAGGGTGCCGGCCTGGTTGGTGCTGATTTGTTGCAGTACAAATCGCGCGCTGGCGGTCTGGTCGGCTTCGGGGTGTCTTTGGGTCAGTGCGTCGCCTAGCGCAATGAGTGCAGCGGTCACAGCGTCGTTATGGTTCATGCCGCGCTCCGCATTTCCAGCACGTTGTCAGCGGTTGGCGTCGTGTTGCACCATTTCGCCCAGGACACCATCAGCTTGACTCGCTTCGCCAACTGGCTGCCGCGCTGATAGGCGGCCTCAACTCTGTCCGGTAGTTGGTGCGCCAGTGCGTGTTCGGCCACCTCGCGCGGGAAGTTGCTGGCCTCTGCCGCCCACATCCGGAAACTTGAACGGAATCCATGAGGAACGATGTCGGCGCCGGCTTCATCAGTCCACCGTGGATCGGCCTTTTCGTTCAGCCGTTTGATGCACGCCGACAAACTCATGTCCGATAGTGGGCTGGCCTTTTTCGTTCCAGGAAATACCAGTGCATCACCATCAAAGCGAATCGCCTTATTCAGTGCATCGATGGCGGCCTGGGTCAGTGGAACCTGATGTTCACGGCCTGCCTTCATCCGTTCAGCCGGGATCGTCCAGACCTTGTTCACCAGATCCATTTCGGCCAGGGTTGCGCCTCTGACTTCGCCTGATCGGGTTCCGGTCAGGATCGCAAATTCAAGAGCACGCGCAGCATTGCCTTGCATGGTCGATAACGCCTGCATGAAGGCGGGAACCTGCCGCCAGGGCAGTGATGGATGATTGCGAACCTTGGTTACCCGGCTGGCCTTCGGTAACAGATTCTCGATGTGGCCTTTCCAGCGCGCTGGGTTGTCGCCTTGCCGATAACCTGCTGTCGTAGCGTAGTTCAGCACGGCCTCAAGCCGTTGCCTTACCCGGCTGGCGGTTTCTGTTTTCTCAGTCCAGATCGGGTTCAAGCATTTCATCACCAGCGCGGTATCGACCTCGGACACGTCGACCTTGCCGAATACAGGCGAAGCGTAGGTGGTCAGTGTGCTTTCCCACTGCGCAGCATGCTTATCGTTTGTCCATTCGTGCTTCTTGCTGGTGATGAACAGTTTGGCGACTTCATCGAAGGTGACGCGCTTTGATGTCGCCAGCTTGAAAGCCTTCCTGCTCGCGGCCGGGTCAATCTGTTCAAGCAATTGCTGACGCATCAGGCGGGCCTTATCGCGTGCTTCAGCCAGGTTGATCGTGTGGATCGGCCCGAGTCCGATAACCTTCGCTTTGCCGTTCAGCGAGTATCGGAATACCCATGACTTAGCGCCGGTATCCTTGACTTGAAGCCAAAGATTTCCACCGTCGCCATGCCAGCCAGACTTTGAAATATTCTTGACCTTGAACACGGTCAGCTTGTTGATGTGTCGCGCCATTTGTTTTTGCCTCCGCCTAACTGATTCGATATACATCTAGACATACAAATCATGTCATAACGCAAGCATACAACGACAAACAACATCACACAACAAACAGTCGATAAACCCTAGTCAGCATTGAGAAGTCCAAACGTAGTCAGACAAATCCAAACAAGAGCAAATATGGCGGAGGCGGTCGTCCACTCCGCCAACACATTACTAAACGGATATCATTGGGCAACCGAGATATCCGTTTTTTTTATTGTCTATTCCTAACCCCGTTAAAAGTTCGCTAGATTTCCTTGATTGGTGGTTTTCAGTAGATACTATTCCCTCGGAAATTTTGTTTTTTAAGGG